TTATCATCAACACCAAGTATATCTGATAGCGGAGATGCTACTGCCATAACCATAAGCAGCTCTGAAAATGTTGGATTAGCAGCAAGATTATCTGTAGGTACAACAACTGTAGGTGGCGGAAACACAAAAATTGTGGCGACAGGTGGAACTGATAATTACTTACAGTTAGTGAGTAATACAGGAACAGGCGGTGTTAGTTTGGGTAATGCTGGTTCTGTTTTTTTACTATACAATCATACAGGAGCTTTAGGCTCAGAAAGTTTTACAGAAAGGCTGCGTATTGACTCTTCAGGGAATATTGGATTTAACACAGCAGGAACAGATGCAGGTTCAACTTCTGATGCACAAAATTCAACTGCAACACCTAATAGAATTGTACTGAACAATGATTACTCTAGTGGATATACTGACGCATCATTAAAACTATATTTATTTAATTCAGGAGCTACAAGACAAGGTTTTACAAGCGGTCCTGCATACGATCTTCAATATCACAGTTCTGGCGATGCTACAGGCAGACACGCTTTTTACACTGCTAATACAGAAAGATTTCGCATCACAGGTAATAATGTATTTTTGACAGGTGGCACAGACGCAAGAATTCAATTAGGTTCAGGCGGAGCAGGGGCAGCACAAGTGGACAATAACACAGTTCATATTCGTGGTGATGGAGCAACTATGAAACTTATGGCTGCTAGTGGAGGTTCATATTTATATGAAGTAAACGGAACAGAAGTAATGAGAATAGAGTCAACAGGCAAAACGACTCTAGCAGGAGGACTGGGATATGTTGCAGACGATAATGCAGGAATATTACAGCTTAGAGTGAACTCTTCGGCAGGTGGTTGGGCTATTTCTGCCCGTTCTGCTGTTACCACATCTACAGGTTTTTGGTTTGTGGGAAAACAAAGCAATGGCACTAATGTGTTCACTCTTACAAGTGATAGTGATTCTATTGATCTTAACTTCTTGTCTGATGAAAGAATGAAAATGAACATTACAGATTCAGCAGATGTTTTAGACAAAGTAAAACAAATTACTGTTAAAGATTTTGATTGGCGAACAGAACTAAATGGAGATACAAAAGACGACTCAAGACCTACTAAAGAATATGGTTTTATTGCACAAAATTTTCAAGATATCGGATTAGGTCAATATGTAAAAGAACTCATGCCAACAGATGAAAGTGACGATACTTTGGGAATGGATTATGGAAATATAACTCCTATTCTTGTAAAAGCAATTCAGGAGCAACAAACAATAATAGAAGATCTAAAAGCAAGGATAGAAACACTAGAGGGATAAGTTTAGTGTGATAGAATAATTTTTTTATGGAGTAAATATGGCAGACGCTAAAGAAAGTAAAACTTTTACTATTACTGACGAATCTGGAGAAGCCAGTGTTTATGAGATTGATTCTTTTACCGAAGAACAAGTTAATCTTTGGGGCAGAATACAACAACTTACACAGGAAAGAGATCAGATCACATTGAGAGGGCAAGAAGTAAATATGCTCATCAATCAGTATGGTTTAAGTTTGAAAAAAAGTCTTGATTCAGATGAAGCAGACTCCGAAGAAGGAGAAAAAGATGCCGACTCTGGAAAAGCCGACAGCAAATCAAGTTCAAAATGATCTGAATGCACATCAATTGGTATGTGCTGAAAGATACAGGAACATTGAGAAAAGATTAGACTCAGGGGCAAGTAGGTTTGCTCGTATAGAGGGTATGATCATTGGTCTGTATGGTTTGTTAGTCGGAGCAACCATACTTGAGAGGTTACTCTAATGGCAGGATTACAAATAAGCACAGCTCCAACACAAGAGCCACTAACGCTGCAAGAGGTAAAAGATTACCTTCGTGTAGAGGACAGCACAGACGAAAGAATAATTAGACCTTACATAGAAACTGCAAGAAGGTTTGCCGAAGAACATTTAGGGAGATCCCTAATGACCCAAACCATTACCCAATTCATAGATGGCTACGATGAAATGGAAGATCCATTGTTTGAAGGGTTTAGGACAGGTCCTTACCTTACTTACTACAAGAATTACATAACACTAGCTAGACCGCCTGTGGTTTCAGTTAGTTCTATTAGTACTTTCAATGACGAGGACACAGAAACAACTTTTGCAAGTACCAGGTACTTCTTAGACAATGTCAGAGAACCATCAAGAGTTGTCTTAAGGAACGGAGAAACATTCCCAACTGCTCTACGAGTAGCAAATGCCATCAAGATTGTGTATGTCTCAGGATATACCTCTCCTTATGCTATTCCAGAGCCAATAAGGTTGGGGATGTTGCAACACATTGCTCACTTGTATGAACACAGGGGCGATATGTACTCGGCTCAAGCCTACCCACCATCAATGCAAAAACTTTATGCCCCATATGTTGTAATGAAGGGTTTGTATTCCAATTCTCTCCTATCGGTAGGTTAAAATGAGCATTGGCATGATGCGACATCAAGTCAAGCTACAGTCGCCCTCCCATACGACAGATACAGGGGGCGGAGCTGCAAAAACCTTCACAACCCTTGCTTTACTGTGGGCTAATATAAAGCCTGTCAGCAACAAAGAAGGGGTCAGACAGGGTAAAGTCCAAGAAACCCAAACTCATCACATCACGATCCGTTTTCGCAGTGATATAGGCACAAATTACCGCATACAGTATGGATCTCGTAACTTCAACATAAGAGGAATAAGAAACATAGACGAAAGAGATAGATATTTGCTTTTGATTTGCGAAGAAGGAGTAGCCAATTGAAAATTAAGTTTGATATAAAGAATTTGACTGCTTTTAACAAAAGTCTAAAAAAAAGATTTACTAAAGATGCCTTATTTGAAACAAAAAGGAAAATGAATAGATCCGTAGATATTGTCAGAAACCATGTCGTAGAAAGCATACAAAGAGGGGCTAAGTCTGGAGAAACTTATGAACTTTATAATCCTAGAAGAACCCATACCGCATCTGCTCCTGGTCAACCGCCTGCAACTGACACAGGATTTTTAGTTTCCAATGTTTCTACACAAGTAAAAACACAAGGCAAAAAGGTTATAGGGCAGATAGTTTCATCAGCTCCTTATTCAGTACATCTTGAATTTGGTACAACTAATATGAAAGCAAGACCTTTCATGCAACCTGCCTTAGAAAAAAATAAAAGAAAAATACAAAGAATATTTAGGGAGGGTAAGTACATTAAATGAGCATAGGACAATTCGCCTTACAAACAGCTATTTATTCAACCCTGAACAGCGATAGTAACCTTACATCAACGCTAGGGGCAGGTGTTTACGATGAAGTCGTAGAGACAGCATCTTATCCTTTTGTAGAAATAGCAGACGATACAGCTATTGAATACGACACAAAAGATCTTGATGGTGGCGAGTTCACAATGACCATCCATGTATGGTCACAGTACGCAGGGGCAAAGGAAACAAAAAATATTATGGACAGAATTCACACTCTACTTCACAATAGTAGTCTGAGTGTTACAGGATTCAATCTTGTTAATTTAAGGTTTGAATTTAGTGATATACTAAAAGACCCAGATGGGATTACCAGACATGGTGTCATGCGATTCCGTGCAATAATTTTAGGAACTTCATAATAGGAGATAAATTATGGCAGCACAGAAAGGTTCAGCAGTTCTCATCAAAGCAACAGTGAGTGGATCTAAAGTTACAGTAGGTGGCTTAAGATCTTCTTCTATTACTTTGAATGACGAAATGGTTGATGTAACCAACAAGGATTCTTCCAACAAAAGAACTCTTTTAGCTCAAGGTGGAATACAATCATTGACTATCAGTGGGTCTGGTGTTTTCACGGACAGCACATCTGAGCAACAATTAAGAACTTCCGTTGGGGAATCTGTTTTTAATACTTATGATTTTGTTATTCCTGATTTAGGAACTTATACAGGAAGTTTTCAAGTAACTTCTTTAGAGTTTGCAGGAGAATACAATGGGGAAGCTACTTACTCTGTTACACTAGAATCTAGTGGGGCAGTAACATTCTCAGCAGCGTAATATGTTTAAGACTGTAGAAATTAAAAAAGGCAAGGACATTATTCAGGCAAGCCTTGACGATGGTGTCCTTTCTGCCCCAAATAAATTAGGTAAAGATGTTTCCGAAGTTGAGGTTGATGGTAAAACTTACAAAGTTTTAGAGTCAACTGTAGATGAAAGAGACGATCTTATTTATTTAACATTAGAGCTTCCAAAAGGAAGTTCAGGAGTAAAGTCAAATGACGAATCCACTAAGGGGTGAAATAGAAATCACCTTAGGTTCAGAAACCTATAAGGCTCGGCTTAATATTGATGCTCTAGTTCGCATAGAAGATGAACTAGACTCTGGCATTCTCAAACTCGCTTCTCGTATTGCACAAGCTGATGTAAGGCTTAGAGAACTTATTGTAGTTCTAAAAGCTGCACTCAGGGGTGGCGGTAATGATTTTGATGATAAAAAAGTCGGTAAGATAATCAGTGACATAGGCATTGTCGCTGCTAGTACAGAAGTAGCAAAACTTCTGGCACAA